ATGAAAAAAATAATTAAACATTTTATGAAACCTGTTGAAATTTTTGAAACATTAGATGATGACATTGGGATGTTTTTAATCATTTCTATTTGCACAGCTCTGATCTTTACTTTCTTTAGTAAATAAAAAATGTGTTAAATAAATTCTCAGATACTTTCCGCAGTATATCAAATTAGGAAGTCAAAAATATCTCAAAAGAATTGACTTTTCATACAACGTATTTTTATGAATCATACAGGACTCGAACTGCAGTGCAAAAAAAATCAAGCTTTTTTAAGCGGCTTATTTCCTATGCTGAACTGGAGATAAGCCGTTTAATTTTTGCTTAATTCTACTATATGCTATACCAGTAAATATATTCGTGCAAAACCTGAATAAATTGTTTAATAAATTCAAACTAAAATAAAAAACTGAAACAAATTACTACAAAGAAATAATGTCCTTTACTAATTTTGCAAATTCAATATCCCCATTAAATGGATGAACATATTTGTAGAATTCCCCACCATTTTCTAAAAAATAGTTTCTGTTTTCGTGTTCCAATTCTTCTATTGTTTCTAGACAGTCTACAACAAACCCTGGTGCAACAATTAATATATTTTTAATACCTTTTGATGGTAATTTTTTCAAGGTATCATCAGTTGCTGGTTTTAACCATTCAGATGGCCCAAATTTCGATTGATAGGTTTGATAATAAGGAATATCTCCTAATTTATCCATTATTAATTTTGTTGTTTTAGTACATTCCTCCGGGTAGTTATCCCCATCTTTTACATAAGACATAGGAATTCCGTGGTATGAAAAAACGATAGCATCTATTGGACTTTCATTCAAAGCTTCATTTATTTTTTTTGAAAAGTAACCTATATACTGTGGATTATTGTAAAATGATCGAATAAATTTAATATCCACTATCCTATCACTTTTTATAAAATAATTCATAACGGAATCAAACACTGATCCTACCGTTGTCCCAGAGTATTGCGGATACATTGGTATGACATTGAGTTCTTCAATCTCTTTTGATAATAATGTATCTAGAGCAGTTTCTATACTCGGTTCACTGTATGACATTCCAATTGTAACTTCCACTTCTGGACATATATTTTTCAAATTTTCCATTTGTTTCTCAGTATATTCCAAAAGAGGAAATCCATTTTCAGTACAAATTTTTTGATAGAGTTTTGCTGATTTTTTTGGACGTATATTCAAAATAATACCGTTCAAAATCGGTTTCCAAATTATAGGATGTATTTTTATTACTCTTCTATCTGATAAAAAAGTTTTTAAATACTTCCTTACTTCCGTCTTGGAAGAATCTTTTGGTGTTCCTAAATTCACTAAGAGAATTCCTGTTCTTTTCAAAATATTTCACTACCTGTCTAATTCTATTATCGACCATGATGAATTCGAACCATCGACCGAATGGTCATGAGCCTTTTGCTCTAACCAGCTGAGCTAATGGTCCAAGTAATAACTAGCTTATTGGGGATAAAATAGTTCTTACTGGTTATAGCTTAATATATAATAATTTTACTTTACTGATTTTCAATTTTCAACAAAAAAACGACCGCCTTATTGAGAAAAGACGGTCTGCATGAAAATTAAGAACTTTAATATGTATCAATATTACAATATCTTTTTTTTGAGTTCAATATTTTTTATACAAAAAAGATGCCGCCTCATTGGGGAGAGACGGCAAGAGGTAGTAATAAAATGAAAAATAAAATTGTTTTGGTGAATATATTTTACCGCTTTCTTTTTTGAATTTCAACAAAAAAATGCCCCTATCTTAGTACTTGGGAAAAGGGAAAAGATAGGAGCGCCACCTCTATCATTGAAGAGGAGGATCGTATTTATGAAAGGTAACTGTATTTTAAATCAACTACTTCTAAAATTCAACTATTTTTACAAGAATTTCCCCATAATCAACTCATAATTGTAAGAGATTACATTTTAGATCGATAAAAGTTTAGATAAAAATTCGACTGTATCATAACTCTATTGCTATTAAAAAGGAAACCCGCCTTCCGGATAAAAAGGCGGTTTAAAAAGAAGTTAATAAATGAAAAATTCTTTTGTTTTTAGGTAGCTTTATTTTACTCCTATTTTTCTTTTTACGCAAGAACTTTTTTAATAATTTAACGTTTGACCAGGATAAATCAAGTTAGGATTTGCTAATCCGTTCCGTTGTGCTAAAGCTTGGTATGTCGTGCCTAGTTTAGCCGCAATGCTTGATAAGTTATCACCGTATTGAACTGTATAAACGTTGCTTACTGCTGATCCATTGACTTTCAAAACTTGGCCAGGATAAATAAGATTTGGATTAGCCAATCCATTTAATGCCGCCAACGTTTGATAATCTGTTCCGTATTGATAAGCAATGCTTGATAATGTTTCGCCATATTGAACCACGTGTGTTGCTTCTGGTTGTTTATCAGGAACCGTTGCCGCGTCTGGCAATAACTCAATATCACCTTTGCTAATCCATGACAAGATACCTTCAAGCAATACTCTACTTCCAGTTACTTCTTGCACTTTGTAGCTGTTTCCCTTTACCCAATCTGGAATAGCTTCGCCAGTCGCCCATGCATCTACATTAAATTTCACTTTAACGGTATCGCCGACTTTAACGTCAGAACTTGGCGTATTTTCAGCTTCTTTCCCTGCCTCAATGGCTGGAGTTACTGTTTCTGGCTTATCTGTTACAGTATATCCATTATCAGTAATACCTGTTAAGTCTACGTTACCATCTAAGCCACCTGCAACATAGGTTGACGTAAACTGAAAAATACCAATGTTTTCAAATGAAGGGAAATAATTGTAATTGGGATAAGGCGTCACTTCATAATCTGGATATTCTGCCATCCATAATTGATACTTCTTCGCAATTCGTGATAAATCATAAGCTGAAGTAAGATATCCTTTGTATCCGTAAAGCATCGGTGTATATCCAGCCTCTTTGATATAGTCTAACGCCCATAGTGTTACATCTGTCGATTGAACGCCGTCTTCCGCATCTAAGGCGACAATTGATCCCTTTGGTGTTTGAACTTTAGGTAAAAAGTAATCTAATACTTGCTTTGCATTTTCGTAGGTAAGGACGTTTTGCCACCATACATACGTATGCGCTCGTTTACCTTGAGCAATCGTACTAGCTACTTGACTAGAATAAGTAACTTGATCATAAATCCCATAGTTGTTTTGCCCACCAATTTGTGAAATTGAGAATTTATCATGTGAATAGCCAAAACGACCTTGTTCGCCTTGGTAAATCGCCCAATCAACACCTTGATCTCCTTTTTCAGCAAATACATTTACTGGCATAAAAAATAGAGCGACTAGCGCTCCTGCTAAAATTTTCTTTTTCATATTCTCACTCCTATTTAGGAATAGCCATCTCAAGATTCATTTCCATCTGATTCACCTAGTTTCTTTGGTTCTGTATACGTCATGGCTTGATCGCTATCACCTATCCCCGCAGTCGTTGGATCAGAAACGACTCCGAGAATCGTCAAAAAGGCAAACGCCGCATTGACAATTGCCGCCAACTGCTGATTCAAAACAATAAATCCCATTTATAACCGAATGGCGCACCAATCGTTTGAATGAGTAAAAAAAGAGCCGGCAACATGGCCAGCCAGAACGTTTTACTTTGAATTCGTACTTTCCAATTAATTTTCTTCATGCCTTTTTCCTCCAATACTTTTAAAAATCGTTTTATTTTGTTCTTCTAAGCGAGTCAGACGAATCTCATGATTATCAAAACGTTGCTCCAAACTAGCTATAGTCTTATTTAATTCTTTCACTGCTCGCTTTAAATCCATAAATAAGTCATAATATTTCATCAATCCAAAGATTGTCCCTGCAAGAAAACTGAGAACAGCTAAAAATTCTGTCACCGTCAATCCAAATATATGCATATCTTCTACCTCCATCAAAAAAGCCCTACACTACTGTGCAGGACTTGGTTTTTCTTCAGATTTTGGCTGTAACCAGCTAATAATTTTTTCTTTTGCTGCCTGATCTGCTTGACTACGTGTCATTTCATCGAAATTACCTTCTTTTAAAACCGCTCGAACATAAAATTGTTCATTACTTTGGCCATCGTGATTACTATACTGAACTTCAATCGCTTCCGTTTCACCTTTTTCATTAAATTGATAATTCATTTCACTCATCTTAATGTTCATTCTCTCCATCTCCTTCAGTTAGAATAGGGGCCAATTGTCGTAGCTGTGTTGCACTTATGTTTATCTCCCCTAAGCCTTTCAGTTCTATCCTAGAAATACAAATATCCATTTCCTCTTGATACAATTCTTTCAATTTTTCATTTTGTTGGCTTTGTTCCAACTGTAAAATGGGTTGAGCAGTTTCTCGAATAGAATGCGTCACTGATGCTAAATCAGTGATTGCTTGATTAATTTTTAAACTAATCGCAATAGGCAATTCTTTTTCTCCTAACCCAAACAGTCCTGTTTCTAAATCTAAAATTTGAAGTACCGTTAATTTCATATTCTTTCGCCTCTTAAAGTGTAATTGTTTTCCATTCATTCGCTGTTCCATCACTAGCCATTCTTGTTGGGATACAGACTCCTCCTAATCCTTTCAATGCATAAACGACTTTACGGATGTCCTCCACAGGAATCACGCTATCACCATGTAATAAATATAACCAACTAGCCCCCATAAACACCCCACTACTGCCGCTCTGATTCAATAACGCAGAGTATGTCATATTTTCATAGTTGACAACACTAAACTCTAAAAATTCCTTCGCATTCGAATATCCTGGTTTTACCTTAGTCATATAGACATCTGCATCTAAATGAATTCCCTTTTTCCCAGTCATTCTTCCACTCATATCTAAAGTTAATTGAGTAGTTGCCGCTTCATAAATAGACGAAGACTTTTTATAGCCCCATGACACAAAATCACCATTTACTTCTAAATTCATCGCTACGCCACGAACACTAGGATTATCTTTTTTATAGGTCTTCCCCATATAGCCAATTTTTGTCACACCATCCCAAAACTCCATGCCTGAACTCGTTAGTTTTCCGACTAATTCAGCACCATTATAAAAATTCAACGAACTAGGATCGAGTTTTAAATTCTGGCTGTAATTGTTAAAACCAACTTGAATCGCATTTGTCGCCAACTTATCTGCAGTAATTGAACGGGATCGAAGTCGATCATTATTAATATAGCCACTACTGATATTCGCAGCATCTATATTAATCGTTCGTACTTTTGAGGCATCTAACGTGCCGTATATTGTGGCCGCATCAACACGCAAATCTTTGATCATCGCCATTGGAATGAATGCTTGCCCAGTTAATATGGTTGTTTCTGCATCCAATACAAGCTGTTTGTTTTGTATAAGTGTTTTTCCAGCTTCCAGATTCAATTGTGCAATGAGATCCCCTTTTTGTACAGTGAGGTTAAAACGATCAGCCGTTTGTATAAGTTGAGAGCGAATAGATAATACGGCTTTTTTAGGCGTATCACTTTGAATAACAAAATAAGTAACCCCCTCTTGAGGAGTAACAGAAGCTTTCATATAATTCGCACCCGCTGGTGCTATATATTGTTCTTGTGAAATTTCACGTCGAATAAACACCTGGTTTTGATCATACCAAGCGATTGTGCTCTTTTTCGCCTGTCCATTCGAATCGACTACCCTATATGGCTTTCCAACCTCAACTGGAATAAAATCAGTTGTACGAATCCATCCAGTATCATTTGCCAATTCACCATCTGGATAAATAGCTCCTTTTTCCCATCCTTTGTTAATCGCTACTGCTTCATTCGCACCACCGATCATCGCTATCATACTGGTATATTGATCGGATAGTTGTGTTTGTTGAGAAGCTATACCTTTCAGTTGATCCGTGATTCGTTGTTGAAATCCTTTGGCATTCTGTTCTGATTCCGTTAATCGGGTCACAAAACCGTTTACTTGCTCTGAAATACTGTTTTTAAAAACCGTTGCTGTCTGTTCTGCACTACTTAATCGAGTGGTCATCCCAGCAAGCTGGTCGGCTACAGTTTTCTGAAATCCTGTTGCAGTTTGTTTCATTTCGGATACTTGTAAATCTAGACCATCAGATTTTGCTACAACAGCATCTAATCCATCTGATAAATACCCAAACTGTGCCCCTAAATCCATGATAGTGCCTTCGGCATCAACCACCTTTTTGCGAATCGCATGAACATCATTCAATACATCTTGTCCTTTTTTTAAGGCATCTGTTGCTTTTTTCTCAACAGCTGTTAACCCATCTTTGGCAAATCCTGCATCCGCAATTGCCTGTTGGACTTTTTTATTATTTTCTGAAATCTGTTTCTTAGCTTGTTCTAGATCTACTTTTTGTTTTTCAAACTCACGTCGCAACTCTTCTAATTTATTATCACTTAATGTATCTTCCCAAATCGTCCCATTCCATACATACATTTCCAAACCTGTTCCATTCGGCTTAAACCAAATATCCCCCTTTTTAGAAGCTCGGGGTTGTCCTAAACCATCCGTTCCAAATAAACCATGAAAAATAAGATGTTGTCCATCAGAAGATGTAAGCATCGTTCCAACTTGAGTCACTACTTCTTTTAAAGCTGTCTCTTGTTGTTTCAAAATAGTACCTAAATCCGAGCGTTTCTTACCAATTTCAATTTCATCATAGCTATCAGTTAAAACATTCCAAACTGTACGAACAACTTTTGCTACAGTATTTATCCCTAACTTAGGATAAAGTATTTTCACATCATCACAAAGCGCAATTTCCTCTAATGGTGCAACTTCCTGATAATCTGCTGTTTTCGATAAATCTAAAAAAGACACACGAATCGCTGTCTTTGGTTTACCAATCTCATTGGCTTTAATATATTCTTTAGCAAACTTCTCTAACTGCTCACTTGTTGGCACTTCCTCTTGTTCGAATTTAGAACTAAAGTCAACGGGTAATACTTTTCTATTCGGAAATCTATTCCAGTTCTCTGCATCGACAATATAACCTGGAATCGTTATAATGCGATCATTTTGATTCTCTTCATGAACAACTGCAAAAGGATAAATCGAAGTATACGTATCTGTAATATTTTTTTCTTGTTCAAAATCCGTAATGTTTCGACCATAAGCGAGCATCGTATTCGCGGTTTTCCCTCGTTTCTTCAAAAGCGAGATATGATAATTGTCAAAAAGATATTCTCCCCCCCAAATATCTAAAAGAGATCCTTCTACACCTCCTAATGCTTGACGTGCATGTTGCACTTTATCTACACGCCAATTGGTGGAATGTTGTGTTTCAATATCACTAAATACTTCAAATGGATTATTTTCAATAATGCCATTTTTCCATGTTTCTATTGCTTGTTGACCTGTAAGTGTGTGTAATGCCATTTCAGGCTTTAAAGGCAACTCTGACGTAAGATAGCTTACATGCTCTGCATAAATTTCTGCTTTTCCAGAATGCTTTGGAACAATCCGTTTGATTCGAAAACGCTGCTCTTTTAATCGATGCCCAGCATCTGTTTTGATTAATTGATTTTCTTTTATCATTGGGAAAATAGTTTCATCAATAAAAACAACGGCTTCTAAAATAAAGCAACCATTTCTTTCTTCAGTAACTCTTGCCTGAAGTGTATTTGTCAACGGTCCTAAACCCAAATGAAAAAAATCGGTTTCATCTGCTGGATATAAAATTGGATAACTCATCCAACTAATACCTCCCATCTAGGCGTGATGGTGATTTCTGAAATCGTTCCTGTTGTTAAAACAGTTTGCTTCCCTGGATGAATAACCGGTAATGGATAGCTTGTCACTTTATCCCATACTGCTTTTGTCCCAGAAAGATTCGTGGCTGTTTGATACAAACAGTCAATAATTACTCCTCCATCGACATTCTTAAGAGAAAGTTTTTCACTACCAATTTGTACAGCAAGATTTCCAGTACCTTTTATTACCAGTTTAGGTCGTGCTTTTCGATGAAACGGGTTTTCAATTGTTTGATCCAATACCTGTTCAGATAATCCTGCTTTCAGAAATTTATACGGTTTGATCACAAACGAAATTTCTGCATAACCAAAATTTTTTAATCGCTGTTCCGTCTCGTAAGATTCATAAATCTTCGCTTCATAAACATACTCAGGTTCTTCTGAATCTGTCAAAAAATGCCAACCTTTCTCCGACTTCAGCCAATTAGAAAGATTGGTCACACTTTGCTGAATATTCTCTTGATCGACATAAACCGAGTATTTTCTTATTGTATTTTTAAATCGATTCTTTTCAATAGCCAGTTCCCCATCTAAACCATCTACTGTTTGAAACTCAATATCTTCTTCTGGGGAAACTGTATGAACAGGACCTGTTATAATCAAACCAAAGTCTCGATAAGACTGTTTCTTTTGCCATTCGAAATAACGATCCATTTTACATCGCCCCTTTCGCATCCATATTCAGAAGAAACGCTGCTTCTTCTAATGTCCTTCTTAAATCTTCTTTTCCATACCAATGCGGCTCATTAATCGTTATCTGTGGTGTATGATTAATGATTTTTGTTTGTGTCATCGATTGACTAGAAATAGATGTATCCCTAGGAATTTTTGAGTATAGACCATCCATACCAGAAGCATATCTTGGCAATGTTCTTCTGATTCTTTCTGTTGCTGCAGCGGTATCAATACGTGTCCCTTTGGGTAAAGGCAACACAACGTTCCTTCCTTTTGGAATAAATGAAGACCCATTTGGTAAAGTGATTAACTCCTCATAGGTCCTTCCTGGCTGATCATTGACCATTGCAACTTGTGCTTTAGGCAGCCCCGAAGTTCCTTTAGCAAATCCCAAAAAGTTTCCTACTACCTTTAATGTTTTTGTAATAACATCTGGTAACTCCCAAAAACCACCAACTTCTCTTGAGGCGCTACTTGCTGGCCCTGAAGCATTATCAATCGCTTCCAATGTTTTAGCAGCAGGATTGTTTCGTTTGAAGTCGTTCAATGCTCCTTCCCCAGTTGATGCAGCTTGTTGTACATTATAAGAATCACCTAATAATTGTTTTAGTGCAGGATTATTTCGATCATACTCATTTAGTTTGATTTCTCCTGAATTTAATTTATTGATGATGTCTGCGTTATCTCCTAGCATCTGTTTCAAATTATCAGGCAACGCACACCATGCGTTATACATACCTTCAGAAGAAAATACTTTATTTAGTAAATCCTGATTATTCGCCAACATCGTCTTTTGATTTACTGGTAGAGTATTCCATTGATTTAATGTTGTTTCAGAACCTGCAATCTTTACCAAGAAATCTTGATTATTTGCTAATAATTTTTTGTCTTCGGTAGAAAGACTGTTCCAACGATTAATCTTCGCTTCACTATCTAACAATTTCCACACAGCATCTGCATTATCTACCCCTAAAACTTTCCGATCTGCGGCATACAAATTCCATGCATTTAATTGTTGAATCGTATCAAAGAACTTCAGCTTTGCTTCATCGTTTTTAACAATTAATTTTTTATCTTCTACACTCAAACTTTGCCATTTGCCAGCTTCACCAATCGCAATAGCAACTTCTTCACGTGCGTTTGTTTTCAAATTTGCATTCTTCAACATAAATTTCATGTTGTTCCAGCCATCTTCCGTTTTAACAGTTTCCTTTAAAACATCTGATAGGTTTGTTTTCACTTCGCCTGTTTTGGAATCAAACACAAGACCATTCCACTGTTCATTTGCCCGAATCATATCATTCGACATATTTTTTGTAGCATCTGCCAAGAGATCACTCTTTTGTGCAGCTTCTGATGTGCTAGAAGACATGTTTTTAACCACTTCATCATAATCAATGCCAAATTGTTTAAAAGTATATCTTAAATCTTCTGGCTTTTCTCCCATTTTTGCCCATGAACGAATCATTTCTTCCGCATACTGTTGTTGCACAGCCATATTCGTACTTTTTAATCGTTTCATTTCAGAATTATACTCATCTTCACTTATTAAGCCTTGTTGATGCGCCTCTTTAATTGTGGCTACTTGTTCTTTATATTGATTTTGTGTTTCTCGCAACGCATTTGTCATGCTACCAAAATAATTTTCAACTTGACTTTTACTCATTTTAGCAAGATCGCCATTCATTCCTGCAATAATTGATTTCTTATCTTTGGCGGAAATATCTAATAGATTTAATTCTGCTTGAATCATAGACTGGCGATTATTCAACACAATTTGCTTTTCTTCATCAGTAAATTTTGTAACATCATTATTATGTCGTTCATAGATCGTTGCTACTTGTTTTGCCATATCTCCAGTAGTTGCTACTAACTCTTGATTCGATTCCTTTTGTTTGGCTAAATTCTCTTTTGCTGCTTTTTGTAAATGGGTAGGTAGTTTCTTGATTGTCTCTTCCATCTCTTTATCGACATTTTGAGCAGTTTCAGCAATCGTTTGCTGCATTCCTTCAAACGATTCAGATACTTTCTTAGCACTACCATCCACACCTGATTCAAATTCTTTCATCGCATTGATACTATCATCAGAAAATGTTTTAAATTTCGTCAACGATTTGTCTGCTTCTTCCCCAATATCAGAACCCCATTGTTTTACTCTCTGAGAAGAATTCCAAGCTTCTTCACCAAACGTTTTCCATGCAACAGCTCCGATTGCTAAAAGACCACCTGCACCGACAATTAATGGTAGCGTACCTGCTAAACCTCCAGCACCTAATGCACCTGTCATCGCTCCAACTCCAGAAGCTCCAGCCGCAGTATTCGCTGCTCCTCCGAATAGTCCTAATCCTTTTGTACCATTACTTAATAACGGTAAGCCTAATCGTAATGCACCGCCTATAGAAGAAATACCTTGAGTGACTTTACCAATAGCAGAAACTGTCGGTCCTGCAACCGCAACAAATCCCCCAATTTTTAAAATTCGTTGGATATCTTCATCACTCATAGAAGCTAATGTATCTGAGAAGGTTTTAACTGCTTGTTCGATTTCAGGCATGTGTTTTTCTGCTAAATCTAGTAGTGTTTCTCCTAATGGTAGTAAAGCTGTTTGAGCTTCTCTGAATAATGATTTTGCATGTGCACCAAAAGTTTCATTCTGTTGTTCCTTTACTTTTTCCATAGTTCCAGAGACATCATCGTAAGTATGATTCACATCATTTAAGGATTCGATAATTTTCATAGCATTATCTTCACCTAATGCAGACCAGACAGTTGATGCCAATGTAAGTTTTTCTTGTTGATTTTTTGTGTTTTCTAAATCATGAACAACCGATTGAAATACATCTTGGGCAGTCTTTTTCCCTTCCTTGAATTCATGAAAAATACTTTGTGTTCCCTCGGAAAAACGACTTAAATTATCTTCGATGCGACCATCATTTAAAGAAATAGTAAACTCTTTAACAAAATCATTTACCTTGTCTAAATTATAAGCACCCGATTTTAATCCATTTTCTAACACCGAGAACATATCTTTTGCGCTAAAACCTGCTTGAGACCACAATTGACCATATTCAGCCAAGTTATCGCCTAACTCTCCAGTTTTGTCTAATCCTGACTGTACCCCAGCAACATATAGATCCATCGCATCATCTGCACTCATACCAAAATTGACCATGAGTGAATTGACACCACGCAAAGACTCGTTCATATCTTGCCCTAGTGTATCGCGAAGAACCAACGCATTTTCAGTTACCTTCACGATTTGATCATCTGGAATATTAGAAAGCTGTTGTTTCACCTGAACAATTGAATCCGCAACATCTTCCATATTCTCTCCAAAACCATCAGAATAGATTTTTTCCAAAGCTGTTTTTGTTACACTACTTTGTTTCTCAGTTAAGCCAAGGGAACTAACAATTCTTGCATTTGCACTTTCAAAATCACTAGCCATTTTTACAGAAGCTGTTGTAAGTCCTACAAGTGGAACTGTTAGTCCTGCTGTTAAAGCTGTACCTATAGTAGAAAGTTTTTCACCCTTTGTTCCTAACTTCTCCCAAGCTTCCGCATTCTGATCTAATCGTTTTTCTACACGATCAAATGCTTCGTCGGCCGTGGACCCATACATTCTCATTTCCTGTTTAGCCATTTTCAGCGTACGACTCATTTTGACACCCATTGTATCTCTAAGTTCCAACGCTCGCTTGGTTGCAGTTTCTATACTTTCAGAATCCAGATCTCCTAATGCACGTTTTGTTTGCATTAAGCCACGAACAACATCGTTGACAGACTTTCTAAAGCCTTCTTTATAAATATTTTGTGCAGACTTTGTTAATTCCTTTGTTTCTGCTTCTGTAGTTTTTAAGCCTTTTTGAATCTTCTTTGCAGCAATATCCCATGCATTAGAAACTTGCTTAGATGCTTGCGCAAATTGTTTTTCTACCTCATTTGCAACAGATTTTCCTTGTTTCTTTACCTGTTCCATCCCTTGCTTAAATGCTTTCTGATCTGCAACAACTGGTGCTTTTAACGTCGCTAGTTCAATGTAACCTGCCATTAGAACTCACCTCGATTCTGATATTCTTTAATTGCTTTTTCGTCAGCTGCTGTCTGTTTTAATCGCCAGCAAGTCTCTAAAAATTTCCGGCCAGCTTCTGATTGTTTCAGTGTAAAAATCCAAGACTCTTTTAAATACAAACGATATTCACTATATGGAAGATTCATTACCTCTGATAATGGAATGTTGGCATAATCAGATACAGCCTTTAATTCACTAGTAAAACTCAAAAATTCCTGTTCCCATGGTTCCTTAGCAAAATACTTCTCGCTAATCGCTTGAAATACATTAGGATCCTGTGGAACAGGAATTATGAGTTTGGGTCATTTTCAACTTTTTGAGCAAATCCCAATACAGCCATTAAAATAGCTGTCAATTGAGCACGATTCAATTCGCTGATTTCTTCCTTTGTAAATATTCGTTTTTCTTTATTATTTTGAATAAACTCCAGAACAAGCTCTTGTGCATTTTCTAATGTATTCTCCGTACGATCTACTTTATTTACAAAACGAGTGGAGGGCTGTCGAACATGTAATTCTTTCCCATCTATCCATTTAAAATCAATTGTCTCTTCCATCAAAGCCTGTAAGTCAATCATTTTGATCTCTCCTTATACAAAAAACTGAGGAAAGATAATTCTCTCCCCAGTCTATTTTTATTAAGTGGTTGGTGCCGCAGGAGTAAAGCTTTTCACTACTTTTTCGCTCTCACCTTGTGCAGTAACAGCCGTTACAGCTAAATCATAAGACGTTCCATTTTGTAAACTATTAAATTCGCCTGTCGTTCCAGATGCAGTTCCTGTTTGAACAGTTGCTGCTTCCCAATTTTCCGTTGATTTCTTCAAATACCACTTATATCCTGTCACTTTTTCCTCCGTTGCTTTAGCTGAAGGAGTAATAGTAAATGAAGCCCCACCATTTTTGGCAATAACTGCTAAAGTAGGTAATGTTATTGCTTGTAATGTAACCCCTGTTTCGGTTTCAATTTCTGCCAAAAAGTTCTTGATATATTCGATAGCAGATAATTCCGCATCCACTACAGTTTCTTTCCCACCTTGGAAAGTCATCGTAAAGCCGTTGGTTGCATTTGCGATCATCGTTAACCGGATTTTCTTTCCATCATCTTTGGTGTGTACAAAACGAACTAATACATTTTTCAATGGATTATCAGCACCAAAGGTGATTTTAACAAATCCTTTCGCTTTATCTTCTGTAATCGTTGCATTTGTCAGTAAACCAATCTTTTGCGGATCAAAGGTTAAAATACCAGATTTAAACGTACATTCAGTTTTTGTAATTTTTCGTTTTACAACTTTTCCGTAACTATTCTCTACATCATAAACTGATGGTGTATAAGTAAATTCCGCTCCTCCAGAAGTATGCCCTACATTATTTATATCCGTTTCAATGGCTGCATGTTCTGGTACTTTATCTCCTGTAAATTCGGATAAATATAGCTCGCCTGCTCCTAAAATAATATCGTTTGGGCTTAATTGTTTTTCTCCCATTTAAATTCGCTCCTTTGTTTTCAAAATATAAAATGTTGTTAACTCCCACATCTGGATATCATCACGAAAAGAAAAACCTCCGCCAGATACACCACCTGTAAAAGAAATATCCGGTAAAACAATCGCTTGGTTTTTCTTTTCCGTGCTAAAACACTCCATTAATTTTCGTTTATATCCTTCCGCTGTATCATAGTTTTTATCAATCACTCGTAGTTCAAGCATGTCTTGACCCACGTATCCACCAACAGATGTATTGATAAAATATACAACTGATAGATCATCTACTTTCGTCGTAAATCCAGGATATACTTTATCTGTTAATTCGGGATAATTCTGCTCAATCCAGGATTTTACTTGATATCCTCGTAACATCTATTCGCCCCCCAGAAGTTTACTAATAGTAGCTTGTTCCTGCTCAACAGCATCTTTTAAATATGGATTCGGTTTAGAACCTCGGGTAAATATTTTTTCCCCTGTTTTTGGATTCTCATATATCCACGGTGTTTTGCGCCCATTTCCCTCTATAGCATAAATACCAGTTCCTTGATGGTGATAAGGTGCATATTCCAATGTATTCCCTACATGACCTACGATTTCATCCCCTTGGATTTTTATCCCTAACGATCGGATATCTGCTCGTAAAGCACCTGTTTGTACACCTACTTTTGTTTTGGCAGTATTCGATACCTGATCAAGTGCTAACTCCATATTTCTGATTAGCATTTGCTCGATCTTATCGACTGCAGCATCCACACTTGCTTCAAAGTCACCCATATCAGCCATTTACTAGCACCTCCAAAAATAATTGTGCCAAACGACCTTCATTGTTAACACCTTTAACCGACAATATAAAATCGTCGGTTCTAAGCTGATATTTTGATGCTATAAGTGTTTTATTGGTAGTCAAACCTAAATAGTCATACTTCTTAATACGAGCACCAGAGCTGCCGAATGTTAGCTGATTTTGTGCGCTTTGATCATAGAGGCTGACAATGATCGGTTTTTCTATCTTCACCCAGTTATCCTTTATAGATCCAGAAGGAGATTTGGTTGACTGATTTTCCCACAGCTCAAATGACTGCCGTTTTCTACGAGGATTCATCATCATCCCCCCACGAGCCGATACGACTATTTGAATAAAGAACAGATTGAAGCGTACTAGGTAAATCTTTCAAATAACTTGTAGATACACCTGAATAACTTTCAGAAGCAATTCCTTCCGTTCCTAAACGATTGACTTTCAACACAACAGAAGCTACTATCACTTTCTCAAGCGAATGATTAAGTGTCGTTTGTTGTGTAGCTGCAAATACTTCTTCGGTTACTTCCTCAATAAAGTCATATAATAATTCATCTGATACAGTTGTTTCAGTATCTTGTAAACGTCTTTTTATCTGAGATAAAACTAACTTATCCACATTTTCCACAACCTTTTTTTACGCATTTACGCTGTAGGTGCACCCGCTACAAAGGTAGTTGTCACTCGTTCTCCTGAACCATGTGCATTCACTGCCTCTACCCCAAAAGTGTATTTCACACCATTTTCCATAGAGCTAAAACCACCAGTCAAAGCCGTAACTACCGTACTATTGGCAGATGTCCATTGTTCACTAGCCTTTTTCGTATAAATCTTATAACCCGTAACACCTTCTGCTGAAGCTTTTGCAGATGGTGTAATCACATAATCCATTCCTTTATCTTTAGGTGTAACAGCTACCGTAGGCTTAGACGGAACTCCTGCTGGCAGCACTGTAAATGCATTTACATTAACTTTTTGAGACTCTTTGCCTTCCTGTACACGTGTCACTTGGTAATCACCTTCTGAAACAGCTGTTCCAGCTGCTAAACCGGTAATCCCTACCGGCGAAACACCTTCTGAAATTTTTGAACCATCTGCTTTTTTATATACTCGAAATTGATCTACCATATTATTTTCTCCTCCTAATCTCCTAGTATCCCTTTTACAAAAGTTGTAATTTTTGTTCCAATTAAATCATAGCCATGATTATTGACATGGTATTGGTTCTGCCCTGCAGCCACATTATCAACAAATAGAGCCGAACGAGTAATCTTGTTAATTCCCGATTCGTTATACAAGTCAATATAAGGAATTGCATACAATTTAGCGATTTCTTTTGTTACGTTAATATATGTTTCTGGCATTTGAGTGCCAGAATTTTTCCAAACTTGATAGGGTAATATTATTCCTACTTTTAGCTTAGGAAACCGTGTAACAACATCTTCTATCATGGACTGATAGTTTCCAGCCATTGTTTGTAAATCAAAAGAACCGCCTATTTCTACTACTTGTCCAACAGGTATATTTAAGCTAAAATCATTAACTCCAGCATAAAACGTGACCATTTCATATCCAGTAAAATCGAATGCTTTACTACGTGCTGCAATTTGTGCAGTGGTGTTCCCTGCGATCCCTTGATTTTCTACAGTTCCTCCAAGAGCATTACGTAAATAAGTTTCATACCCTTGCATCACAACTCCCGCCCACTCCTTCAATACGGTACTTGGCATTGCATGACTATCGTAATACGTAATCGAATCACCGAAACAAACCATTTTCTTTCCTACCAACGCTGGTAAACTCACTTTTCTCGACTCCTTTGTTCCTCTTATACGACAAATACTTAATGGACCTGAAAAACCGTTTTCTATCCTCAACTCATTTTTAAATCCCAAAGGAGAAACACCTTCAAAAATCAATGTCTCTCCCTGATAAATTCTAAATTTATCTGCCATATCAATCACCTATTAGGACAATTCAATCATTGCTCCATCAGCTGTAGGAGTGATATTCCCAACTACGGGCACAGGAATTTCAACTGAAGATGGTTCTCCTTTGTTGTCAGAATAAGAAACATATATCGCTGGACGAGCTTTTTCTAATACAATTAAATCGTAGTAGTTTGTTCCTTTAATCGTATCTCGATTTCCATCACGATCTTGAGAGGCAGGAATCAATGTGACATTATTGTACTTTTCAATAGGAGCTGCTATACGCAAAGGTACTAAAATGAAGTTAATATGCTTTGCTTCATCAACTTGTAAACGTTCCTTTGCAATTTTGAGGATTGGAATATCGTTATCCAGCTGTGCGACTTTACGATTGATTCCACTAATATTCACTTCATTTGTAGTAAACGTTTTAGATACTTTGTCATTGTTTTTCAATGCTTTGTAGTATGAACTTGAGGCAAACATCACAAATGGCCCAACTACTTCAGCATCGGTCATATATTCTTCTGCATTATCAAATGCGGATAATGAATTCACCGTTGTAATATCTTCTTTTACCGTTTTCCCTTGATAGCCATCCTCGGATGCTTCAGCAAATGCGGCTTCTAACAAACGTTCAATCGCTGTACGATCTTTTTCTGGCGTAGCAATAAGACGTACATGCTCTTCTAAAACAGTAGAAGGGTCATAAGAACCATTTTCCTCTTGATCTAAAGCATCCAAGTCATATGCCATCCACCGTTCTTTTTCAAGCCTAACGGTTTCTTTCGTTACATCGATTTTATTACGTCCATTATCTTGATTTCGTTTATAATCTGTTGCAGTAAATCCCTTCATCTTGTTCACACGAACTTCTTTTGCACCTACAAAATCTGCTTCAGTAATATCTGCAGCTCCTTCTTTCAGCACTTCCCACACTTGAGATTCTGCCGCAAATTCTTTATCTAATTTCGCTAAATCTTTACTATCTAAAATAACGCCCATATTATTCACTCTCTTTCACTTTTTTATAATTTTCACGTATTTGATCACGCCATGATTTTCCATCGTTTTGAGATTCTTTTGGTTTTAAAGGCGTTTTGTCCTTCATCACTTCATTTACAATTGTCTCACGATAGGCTTGCATGTACTTTGTAAATTTATCAATATTTTCTGCTTGTGTTTTCTCATCAATGGAAACAAGCAATGCAGGAACAAAATCAACAGGTAATTTTTCTTTACTTAAAGAAGAACGAACATCGGCTTCTGCTTTAAAAAGTTTCAATTCTTCTTCCGCCTTTGTTACTTTTTTATTCGCTTCATCTAAGAGTTCCTGTTCTGATAATTTACTTTGGCGATCCTGTTCTTCTTTTTCCTTATATCCTTTCAAAGCTTCTTGTACTTTTGAAAGTTCATCTTCCAATGCCTTTCTACGTGCAGTCTCAGATCCTAAACGCTTTTGAAGCTTTTCGGCCGATTTCTCCTCATTCGTTTCAGTTTCCTTTTCTTGACTATTTTGCATATTTTCTTCCGTTTCTTCATTTGATGCAAAATATTGTAGATGCATTGGCATTTTTAACTTTGTATCTCTCATTTTTAATTCCTCCTTCTCGCATTTAACGTTTTGGGAAACGATTCTCGCATTTTATGTCTTGGGAGACAAAATAAAAAAGCCTAATTTTTAGACTTTATTTCATTTCTAATAATGTTTTAAAGTGTTGCTTTGCTTGTAATAACTCATTTGTATCTCTATCTGTCATTGATTGATGAATAACTGGTACCAACGTACATCGACAATTTGGATGTGCTGGAATATCCGGTAAGTTATCAATTAAATACTCTTTGCCATTTCGCTTACGGCAAATATCGCTAGTTTTATCATCCATTGTGGCAACCCACCGGAGTTTTGTATATCCACTTGACCGGTACGTTTCAATTTGTCCTTGATTCAATGCATGCATATATTCGGTACGAACAAGACGCTGTGTCTGACTACGACCAACTTGCAACCTTGCGTCCATCATGTTGGCGACTTGATAGATGGATTTTCCTTGAATGATTCCACTGGTCAGCTCTGATTTCATACTGGCGATCAGTTGGGCTTTATTCTTCCAAATACGATCTGAATAATTGTCGCCTTTCCAAGGTTGCTTCACCATTTGATCAATAGCAGACTTGTTTAAAACGCCGGTCTGAAGTACGCTGCTTACCGTTTGAGATCCCAACTTAGTCGCATGTCGTAAGGCTGATTTTGTGAAATCATCTTCTTTGGCACCAAGTTCAAGAATGGATTGTTCGATCTGTTTCTCAATTTTCTGTAAATGATTATATCGATAAAAATCTGAAATTAAGGGATTAGGCTTATTGATCTTACTATACGCATGGAACAATTCGGCTTCGATATCCTTCTTTGCTTCTTCATAAACTGTAAGCCACGCTCTGGTTGCTTGTTCATTTTCGTTATAAGCTTGATGAAGTGGATTCTGTAGTCTTCTCTGCCAATAAGTCAGAGTTTTCATCATTGTTCACATCCTCGATGATAGGTGCAGGAATAAATCCTTCCATTCGGCTGCTTTCTTTTTCCTCTGCAATCCGATTTAGTTCTGTTTGTACATCTGGGACAATATCTTCACCTAATTGCGTCAACATTGTCGCTCTAGAAGTTATCCCCATTAACTGTTGAACAAATTGAGCAATTTCCTGAGAATTCTGTGGTAAATTTGCTTTAAAAGTAATACCAATCTCTACAGGATCAAATGACTCTCCATGAGTAGATAAAAAATTACTAATCATTTTTAAACGAGTTAATAAAGCTTTACGCATCCATTTTATTTTCTCAAGTCTTAACTGTTCTAATGCTAATAACTTGTATCTAATGGCAACGCCTGAAGCATTATTCGCAAAATTTTCATCAGACATATCCGGAATAAAAGATAGTTTATGAATATCTGCATCTAGCCGATTTTTTATATTCTCAGAATAGCCATCATTCACATTTTTTATTAGCCAGGATATATCTCCATCTGCTCCTACTTTAAAACCACCGACTTCTTTCGCCTCTTGTATATCCTTTTTTGTTGTGGCCATTAGATTTTTAAAAATCATCATAGCATCGGTATTATCTGTTAAGTCATTCACACTATTTGATACAGATAAATTATAGGCATCAACTTGTGTGATGACTGGCTCAAAGTCTCCAATTCCCCAGCGATTATTTTTTATTTGAATGACTGGACATTGTCCCATTAAGTGAGCTGTTTCTTCCTCTTCCACTTCAAAAGAACCTATCGAAGCTTCCGATTTGTTTTGATTAAAGGAACGATTTGATCGAATATAGGAATACACTTTCCTAGAAGTCTGATCATAACAAGTCATCGTTACTTTAACTTTATTTCCTTTTTGATCTTCCTCATCAAAGATAATCGCATCTGTCACTGATTCTCTTAGTTTCCCATCAGTGATAACCATAACTGTTTGCGGATCCAATGCTTCAAAACAATACTTTCCTTCCTCATCAATCCACTCAATCTCATAGGCTTCTCCAAAAATAGACAAAAACAAAAGTAAATCACTATTAACAGATGACTCACTGTTATGATTAAATATTTCCTTTAACTTTTCATGTTCTTCAATCTTTGAGTAATTAACATTGCCTGTATACCCGGTAGCAATTGTTGAAATATATCTAGGATAACCATGGACAACCTTAGCATCTTTCTTTCCTTTACGATTTTTTCGGTTTAGAATATCATGGTTTCCTTCGTAATAACGCATAAGCTTTTTTAATCGTGGTTTTCGATTCATCACATGACTTTCATATAATTGTCGGGATTCTTTAAACGTCAGCATTCTTTCAACTCCTTATCTAAATCCTAATGTAGAAATGTCGACAGCTTCTATTTGATTTCCTGAATTAATCGTTTCGGCAATGCCAGTAATCGAATCTGGTGCATCATCATGAGCATTTTTTCCTTCACGCTGGTACGTTGTCATAGCTAAACAAAATTCTGGCCAGCGTGTTGCCCAATCCGATGGGTAATACACATTGTTTTCAACCCATGCACTATTAGATAAAATCCGGGATTCCTTATTTGCAGATTGATGGAAATCTTCATAATAAGCAGTATAATATCCTCGCTCTTTTACTAATCTCTCAGAATTACGGCGAAAACCACGACCGCCATTATTTCCTTCAATGCGGACGTGGTTCACTTTATTTCGTATAATCATGTTTGCATGAGCATTTTCGGTGATTTCCATTGGTTCTTTTGTGTATAACACATCTAATAAATACGCTCGATGATCCGCTGTTTCGGCAAAAACAGGAGATGCAAAATAATCGGCACCTTTATCAGCGGTATCGGTGTAATTCCATATTTTGATAATATTTTCAGGTAACGTATCGTACGTAAGGAATTTTTGGTACAATCTTCCTTTTTGATCAATGGGTGTTTGTTGATAGTTAGCTTCTGCAATGTCGATGTTCATTTCTTGTACTACATCTAGGTACTCATCGTAAGTCATAATCTCATCACACAACATTGTCCCATCTTCTTGGATTGCTTTATAACAAATTTGATGAACATTGTTCTTCCGTTTTACTAACATTTTTCCAGCTAAATCATTACTTGACCAACGAGTCATAATCAAAATTTGTTTTCGTGGTCTCTCCATCCTCTGAACAAGCGTATTATTATACCATTCCCAGTGAGCATTCAATACGCGCTCATTGTAGGCTTCCTCAGCGGTTTTTATGATATCATCAACAATAAGAATATTTGCACCAATCCCTGTCGATGTGCCTCCTGGAGAAGTAGCTAAATAGTTCTTTTCTTCTGAACCATCTAAAGACCAAAATCCCTTTGCCGCATCTCCATGTTTAATTTGAACATTTGGAAAAATAGTTTTAAAGTACTCTGATTTAATACCCTCATCTTCAATCAAAATACCGTCTCTTGTCTGCTGGGCAAATAGTGAGGAAAGAATTTGGTTATATGATCCTGTAATGATCTTCATTTTAGGGTTTTGACCAAATACCCATAATACAAATAATCTTGCTGTGAAGGTTTTCCCATGACGTGGCGGCATATTAATTACTAATATTTTTTTATCAATTTTATCTTCATAAAAATCTTGTAAGGTTTGACACAGATCTCTTAAGTATAAGCGGTCTTCTTTATAAAAGTCTGGATAAAGTAATCGACAAAATAACCAGAAGTTTTTTCTTGCTTTACGAATTGCTAATTCTCTTTGAATTAAAACATACTCGATTCGGTCAAGAGTCATTGATTTGTTCATATCGTTTCACCAACTCTTCTAGCTCTTCATCAGACATTTCAGCGTATTGTTTTCTGATATCGAGACCACCTGAGTGTTCAAACTCTTGTTTGTCTCTCCAAATTTCCGGCATACGGTTTTTCAACCAAAAAATAGCAGAAGTTGGGTTCGGAGCTACCTGTTTTGTAACCTTTTTTGTAATTTCCATACCGTTTTCTGTTAGTTCTTCTGTAACTTCGGTATATTCGTAGCCAGTTGCGCTTTTAAAAAGAGCATTTTCCACTTGACGATCGACAACTTCTTTCCCTTTTTTAAGGGCAGAAGAAATGGAAGAAAATTTCTTTTTCCAATCGGTAAATGTTCGTTCGGATACTCCGATATTCTGGGCTATCTGCTTATCAATGAGGCCATCTCGTGCCCATCCTTCGATTTTGATTAACCCTTCCTCGGTTAGCCACTCTGTGTACTTCACCATGACCTCCCCGCCTTTCTTCCCAATAATTTATTAACGTATATACTTCTCTACATTCTCCCGTATATGCTTATCCTCCCAACAACCAATACCACAATAAACAAGCTTACATGAATCAATTTCTTTCGATGTAGCTTCTCTAGTCATTTCAACAATTGAAATGTTCTTCTTTATCTGCACAGACATTACAACACGCACTGAATCAGTTGAGTAGTTTGGCTGTGGATATTTATGTGTTAATGATAAATACCAATAGTTTTTCATTTTTTCTCTCCTAATTATTTTTATATACTTGATTCAGCAAATTACTTCTTGCTATACTATTTATGGGTAGCAACTCCTTTTAATAATAGTTTATTGATTCTAATTAAATGCTTTACCTCAATTTATATAACAATCCGGCGAAAAAGGTTTGCTACCTAGCCACTAGAACCCATAGTCTAGTGGTTTTTTATGCATCAAACAAGACAATTGCATAATGATTTGCTATAATTGTGTAAGGGTAGCGACATACCTTAGAAAATTTCTTGCACATGAAATTCCTTATATCATACTAGCTACCTAACCACCTATGATTAATTTCACTGGTGGTTTTTTGTTGTCCAAAGAATATTGATACTAAATCATTACTCACTCTAAAATCAATTATTTTTTTCTTTTCAATTCTTCGAAAGGTATGGTATTTCTTTGTTTGCTCGATTAATTCACATGCCATACCAGGCAAACAATAGATGATATTATTCAAGACTAGACGTTTCTTTGCAATCATGGCTGACACCTCTTTGTAAATTTATGTACTAAAAAGAGGCACTTGCAAACTAGTGCCTCATCGTGAATGTAGCAGAAACATCTATTGACGATTCTTTTATTTAAGTAGCAAAGCTACCTATTGGCGTGACAGGAATCGAACCTGCCTCTTATCTCGCTATATGCTCGTTGCATCCCAGATGCTACACGCCATACCAGAAGGAGCTACCTCCTGCATATGCTTTATAGGGTCAGATACTTACTACACTGGCCTTGTGTTAGCAAGTCCTCCCAATATCGCTGGCAAGGATTTGCACCTTGCATGATATCTACCCTAATTTGGGCTACGCCCCGCACTCTGCTGATATCTTTTGGGAGTACTAACGCGTCTACCTATTCCGCCACAGCGATCAATCACTCACAAACCTGTAGAAAAAAGAGAGAGGAATTACACCTCATTTCTTTATTTTTGAGAACGTCTGATTTGTGAGTGATCATTGCAAACTACATAGCGCTATCTTGACAAGTGCTTTCAGCGTACGTCTACGTGTAAGCTTAATGCCAAGTTTATTGCAATATTTGCTACCTAGACTAAACGAGACAGAAAGAACTGGACTTTCCACATCCTTATTCTTTATTTTTTATAGGTAGCTATAAAAGATAAGGGAAACGGAGCTAAGAAAGGTAATGCATGCCTTACCTCGTTTCCTTATCTTCCGACACTACTATAATAACACCTAAATATTGATTAAAACCGCCATATTTCCGCCAAAAAACCGCCAACTTTTTTACATTTTTTTTAATACAGTTAGATTACACTCTATCACCATAAGGTAATGAGGTAATATAATTATTCATAAATTCCCAATCTGGGATGTATCCTCTTTTAGAATACTTATTAGTAAAATCTATTATTGGTTCTTTTTGCTTACATTTAACAGGTAATTTTATAGTAAAATCTTTTCTGAAATGAGAATTTAGTTCTCTTCCAAATGCTTGATATTTTATTTTAGATTCATTTCTTATTAATGTACTTATAAATAACTTTGTGGCATCCGATAAAGGTTCTTTTTCTATTAAAACTCCTACATTCTGAGCTGTATAAAATGGTTTTTTTTGTATGAAAGAGGATCCTAAATAACTTCCCCCAAGAGCTACCGTAATAGCTCCAGCCGGAAAAGGAGTCTGTCCATCTATTTTATCAATAACACCGAATATACCATTATTATTACTATTTCTAGATATATAATTATATTCAGGTTTTATTGTGCTAGTCTCTCCAATATCTATCCCATTTCCCATAGTTGCCTCAAATAATTCATGCAAATAAAATACTTTCCATATTTTAAAGTTAAAATTTGTAAAATTACTACCTTTATTAGTAGTTGTAATTTTTTTACATCTTAGACTTGAAATTGTTTGATCCATGAAATTCCAATCTGGCTTATTATTTTTTGAACTTGGGAGATATACTTCTATTTTTCTACTATCTCGAACTCTACATTGTCTACCATAGCTCCATCTATAATTTTGATCAAAATTTATTATAGTACATATGAACAAACCTATTTTTTCATTAAAATGTTTAAATTTAGGAACAAAAACATTAATATCACTTGTAGCACAAAAAGGATCTTTTTGATAAAAAGCCTTACAATTAATTTTTTCTGTAGTTATACAATTCCCTGGAAAGTCTGGTGCGATACTTATATATTCAGAAACACCATTATTAATTGATGTTGCTGATATATAAGGAGTAGCGCCCTGTTCATATTCATTAGAATAATAATACTTACCTGGCATAATGTCGAAATAGTCATTTAACAAAAATTTTTTCCAACTAATATTTTTAAGACTCATATATTTCACCTTTTCGAACTAAATAAGCTATATAATCATTTATTACTTGTTGAAAATCGTTTTCTTTAAGAGCACTATAATCTGTTTCCATGTACGCTTCTGCTAACCATTCATCATCTGATGTTACTTCTTTAGTTACAGATAGCCCTGCTTTACTCTCTCTGTTAAAGTACAAGTTTAGCCATTGCTCTTCAATATTTTGCCAAAGACCATTTTTTCTTTCCATCCTCCCTATATTTTTTCTTTTCTCAAAGCCGTCATCTTTAAAATATCCAAAAAATGTTTCCTTTAAAGGAGCACTTCCATGTCTTATTCCAAGATTGAAAACCATACAACAAGCGGAAGCGGACGCTCCCGGATGAAACATGTCTATAGGTAAAGAGAAAACAGCATCCAGTGAATGTTCTTCTAGCATTTTCTTCTTAAAATATTTAACTTCTGATGAATTTCCAATAGCACATTGCATTGGAAGTAGTACTGCTAATTTTCCTTCTTTAACCTTTTTTACGGTTTCATACACAAAATGGAAACCTTTAGAAGGATCTTGCTTAGTATTACTTTTCCATGTTTTTACGTATTCTGGATTACAATGTTTTCTTTGAGCATTGTATGGAGGATTCATTAATATCCTATTTATTTTATTATTATCGGTAATATCATCTAACAGATCAAAGCAGCTTCCCTTTAGTATATTTGAATTTCCATCACCATGAATAAGCATATTAGTTGTAGCTAAACCGTATGCCTTCTCCTCAAATTCTATTCCAAATATTTTTTCTTTTTTTATTCTTTCTCTTTCTTCATCTGTATCACAATCGGCCATTGCTTCCGTCATTGCTCTTACTAAAAAAGCTCCACTACCGCATGTAGGATCTAGGACAACAGAATTTCTGTTTATTCCAACTACTTTACACATAAAATGTACTATATGGTCTGGAGTAAAAGCTTGATTTTTATCAGCTTTTCCAACATATTTATTAAAAGTAGTAAAAAATAAATTAAGTAGGTCCTGCCCCATTGTGCTTTTATCATTTATATACGGAATTATCTTATCCTTGATCTCATACAATATTTTTTGAAATTCTTCAATTTTTAAATCCCTAACATCTTGTGAATCAATAACATTATCTTTTAATATAACTAATTTACTAGCTTTATTTAAATCTTTATCCAACAAGTTCTCCAAAATTTCTTGAATACCACTTCTTATTTGACTAGTTGTAACATTAGGATAATCGAATGCCAAATCATATTTTAGCGCTAATAAACAAGTTCCTACGAATTGACTTCTTATTCCTTCGCTTATACCATATTGATGTAAAATCTCGTTCAGTTCATTTGTATTTTCAACTAAAGATATTTTGTCATTTCTAGTGCCAAAAAGAGTATTCTTATATTCTTCCATTGATTTAATAACTCGCTGTGACTCATCTATGTGAGTTTCATCAATCACATCAGAACCATCTTGCCATACTAATATTTCATCATTTTGAGTAGCTGCTAAAATTGCTATAACTTTGTTTCCAGTTAGTTCTTTTTCAAATAATACATAATGTTGCAGTTGCTCCATAGACAACTTCAAAATGCTTTTCGTTAATTTTGCTTTTGTTTCAACTAGCACTGTTAAATTCCCATCTACAAATCTTAAATCAACATTTTGGTAATTACGTTTTGCATCCACTCTGACATAGTTTAAATAATCTTTTCCAATTTCTTTTAGCCCTTTTGAATAACTAAACTCCCCATTTTCTATATTTTCTGTTAGATACTTTTCTCCAATAGATTTTATTATATCTAGCCTGTTCATGAATATCCCCTCTCAAAATCTTTTATACTTTATTCTAATATAGATATAGATAAAAAGATAGAAAATTTGATATTCATTTTATATTATCTTTTTAATAAATTACGTAAAACTTAAATTTTAAAGAAATTATTATTTGTAAATAATTATTCTCCCATTTCTATATGCTTCGGCAAATTCAATTAAAGCCTCTGATTTCATTCTTTGAATACTTCTTTCAGAATACCCAACTTCCCTAGCTATCTTGTAATTAGAGTAATGGTCCTGCACACAGAAACTATAATGCAAAATTTGTCTGCTAGTTAGGCTTAATGCCATAAGCGCAGATAAAATTGCGTCTCTTTCTGCTTCTGCATCTGCTAATTGTACTAGCGCATCTTCTGCTTTGTTCCCATGACTTTGGCTTTTAGGCATATCTGTAATAATTGGTGATTTTAAATCTATCAAAGAGCGACCAGCTGTTCGCTCTAAACGTCTAAAATTCTTCAACACATTTCTGGCATTCGCTTTTGTTTGTCGAAAATCTACTTCTTTTAACAATTGAATCAAGTGAAATCGCTCCTTTTGTGGTATAATAATACTAACTTTTCCACAAGGTTATCCACACATTATCCACAGATAAAATAGTTTATTTTTTATTGAAAGGATTATAGTATCCTTGCTATAATCTTTTCAAAGCATATCTTCATTTATTGGAGACCGACTAGCGGAAACTGGTTGGTCTTTAGTGTTGCATTTTTTTATTTTGTATATATAATAAATTTATCCATTTATTTTTTGTACCACTATTAAGTGGCTTAACTAGTCATTTTTTAGTGGCTAGTTTTTCTTTACAAATTAACAGTAATTTGCTATAAAATACTTATGAAGCATAGGAATTCTATTCCAAATCTATCTAAACAGCCCGTTACACGGCTGTTTTTTTATTGGCAATTAGATTGTCTCATGCTAAAATATTTTTATAGAATAATTCCCTTGTGACCAATGTTTGGGGCAAAGTAACCTCACATATCACAAGCTACCACTTTTCTGGTAAAATATTCTTCTTAGTCAACCAGTGGTCGGTTGGCTTTTTTGTTAGTTGTGAAAAATATCCAATTATTGTATAAAAGTTGTAAAAAATAGAAATCGTTTATCCATCGCTGTTTCTCCCTTCTTTCATATAAAATCACGCCAGCTTAATCCCACACTGTGCATATAGCACAATTTTATACATACCATCGCTTTTCCCTCGCTTACTGTATGTGCCGTTTGCAATAGCAGCGTTCTTTCGTTTCCGATTTTGCTTTTTGATCCATTTTCCTTTTTTACCCACTACTTTTGTTCCTCCAAACTCATAATTTCAATTTCTGTTCGTGGTCGCATGCTGTACAACTTTTGGCAAACCATCACAGCAATTTGACCATCGTTTTTATATAAAATACCTTCGGCAGCATCAGTGACTGCTTTGAAATAATTATCCAAGTCAGGTTTCTTATCGCAATATTTACGCTCTAATTCCACTTCTAAGCGTTTCTTTTTAGAACTTAATAGAGATTTAGGGGCAGCGATGTAAAACGTAATATGCGTAAAAATAGCCCCTTTTTCAATCAATTCTGGTTTTGTCTTTCGTAGATACGCTTTTACCTTTTGTTTATAGGCTCTCATAGCGTTATCTTCATAAGTTTGGACATAATTCCCACGCCTTGCAAACCTCGGGCGACTTTGTGGCTTTGGTTCAATTGGTAGGATAATCCGCATCATTTTCCCTCCAAGTATTCTTTTATTTGTCTATCAAGTTCAGCTTGCTCTTCTGGCGATAGCTTTTCTTCTTGCTGATTATTTGGTTCTTTTGCCCATTCTGGTAAATTTTCAGTCCTAACGTTTTGACGTTGGTAAGCCGCTCGTTGTTGACCACGTTCTTTTTCATTCTTGATTTCAAATTTTAGTTTTTCAAACTGTGTTCTTAGCTTAGAAGCACTTCTAATGTTTCCAAACCAGAATGAATTAGTCGGTAACCAATCAAGAACATAGTCAATTGCTGCAATAGTTTGTTGATCTCGTTCTTCTATTAACCTGAACGTATCAGCCCATTTTTCAATGTTCACTCTTTTCATTTCACTTGGAAAATCATTGATTAAATTATTTTTTAACTTTTCAGCAAGACGTAAATGTTCGTCAGAATATTTACAAGATGTTTTTGACCTATTCTTTTTATTTTTATCTATTTCTTTATCTATATCTATATCTTTATCTGTACCGTTACAATCCGTTACTGTAACGTTACATGTAACGTTACCACTATTTTTATTCTCTAAAGCCTGTTGTTTCTTGCGTTCTCGATGTTTTCTAACTCGTTCTGCATTTTTCAAACGTACTTTTTCCATGCCTTCAATGTTTTGGTGCTTGTCCCAATTTTCAATAGCAATTAATCCATCTTCATTTAAATCAATCATATTGAATTGCTGTAAAGTCATTAAAGCCAAACGAACAACATTGACAGGCTTAGAAAACAACGTAGCCAACATTTCTTCGGTATAAGGCATGTTCCTCTGAATATAGATCAATCCCTCATCATTGGTTTTGCCAGCCAATACTAGTAATCGAATCCAAATCACTAGTATTGCATCGGCTTCTGGCATCGATTGGATAAGTTTTATCTTTTCATCATCGAACATGGTCGTTTTTAGTTTTATCCAACTGATTTCTGCCATTGTTTAACCCCCTATGTTTAACTTTTTAATGGTGTCTTGATTTAATTTAATTCCTTTAACATGATATTTAGCTTTAAATGCTTTTATTCCTATATCGTGTTTTTCTTTATGATGGCAATGACATAAAGATGCAAATGTATATTCTGTATGGTCAACTTTCCTTCTGTTTCTTCGTCCTAACGCTTTATCAAAATGATCAATCTCTGCGCTAGTTTTTCCACAAATGCAGCAAACACGTTTAGTAATACATTTATAAAAATAATATTCTTGGTTTCCTGGCAAAATATCGTAACCTTTTTTAAAGGGAATGCTATTTTCAAAAATATAATCAAGAATTATATTTGCTAAAATTGTTGCATCGTCTACCGTGTTTTTTGATTCCTTTTTTAAGCTCATAGGATAACCTCTAAGCTCTTCAAAGTGTGAATAGAACATATCCTTCAACAAAGAGGTTTTATCTCCTGTTTCTCTGCTAATATCTCCTAACAGCGCATATATAAAGTTTCGTTGTGCTGCAGTAAATTGTCTTGGATCGATAAAACGAATTTCAACTTCCCTTGGTCCATCATATCCGTAGTACATTGTTTTAAGCCGTTCAATGTTAATTACTTCGTTTATGTCCGCAGTTATTCTTTGACCTTTTAAAGATTTAATAACTGCGGAATAAACGTTGTTTAAGTTCATTCAACCACTTCCACTTGAATGCCGTTATTAATAATAAAATTGTTTAACGCAACTAACTTTTGATGCTCTGCTGTTAGTCTTAACGTAACTGTTTTCTCTTGTTGTTTTCTGCTGGTTTTTGGCACTTCTTCTGTAATGATTTCGCCTGTTTCAGTGTCAACTGTTTTATTGTTGATTGTTTCAGTTTTCAAGGCAGCAATAGCATCGTCGTGCTCTTTTTTTGCTTTTTCTCGTTCTTCTTGTTCTTTTTTTAAAGCAAAGGCTGAATCAATTTCCTTTATCAATTCTGATGCTGTACGCCCGCTATCAATCAAACCAACCCAAGAATATGGTTCTAAACCAACCGCTTTAGTATAGTTTTCAATTATTTTTTTATCGTTCTCAATACGTTCTTTTTCATTGGCTAATGTTGTCATCACAGATGCAATTTCTTCAATAATTTTTTTAGTTGGCTCTCCTTTAGCTGTAAAAGAGGTCTTGTTAAGCCATGAATTGGAAATTTCAATTTCCTCCATTGATACATTATAGTTTTCAGACATTTTATCGATTACTGTTTGAATTTTTTCTAATCGCTTCTGACGTTCCGCTTCTTCATATGCTTGAATATTTTTATTGATTTCATCGCTAACATCTTCAATTTGGCTCATATATTTTTTTATTTTTTTCTCAAAATCTTTTAATGGCTTATTATATTGATTTTTAACCACTTTGCGTTGATCATCTAGCAACGTCGCAACTTTGTTTAAGTCTGCTCTTGCTTTTTTTGCTTCTGGAATGTTTTCATCAGTAAAAACCATTGTTGAATAGTGACTAACGGCGCTATCGACCATTTCAGCCAACTGTGTTTCATTTTGAATAGTGATTTCACTAGCTTTAAAATCAACATTAAATTGCAAATCTGTTGTTAATTCGTTTGTCATTATTTTTGCCCCCATGTAATGTTTTCTTCTGGTTGTGGCTGGAATTGTTGTATCCATTTCCTCAAAACTCCAATAGCTTTATTGAACATGCTAGCTGGCATGTTTTCATTGACATCTATATTTAATTCTTTACTTAGTTCATTGCGTACATAATCAAGTTCAGAATTTGATAATTCAGAAAGTTGTCGGATATGATCATTCAACGTAGCTAACTGTTTACCGCTAATCAAATTAACTTTCGGAGTATCGCTGTTCTTTTCAGCTGCCGTTTGGCCATCGTCGTCTTTATCTGCTGCTATTCCAAATGCTGCCGAAAGCGAATAACGTCTTGCATATGTTGTTAAACTTCCTAATCCTTGAGGATTTGTTCCGCTATCAGGAAATTCAAATGGACCATGAATGATATACTGCCCGCTTATATGAGTGATAATTGTTGTAACTTTTAACGCATTATTTTCATTGACAACATTTTGTTGAAAATCAATTCCGCTTTCGGATTCTTGCGCAGCTTTTCTAATCGCTTCTTCAATCGCTTTAAGAGTGGCATACTGGAAATTCATTGCTCCTTTTTTAGTCGAATAGGCAACTTCTGCATCAAATTTCGGTTGAGTTAACTTACTTTTTAATTTATACATACCATCAAAAAGTTTTTCTAAATTTTCACTGCAAGTATTCATTTCGTTCCTCCTCTTTCAACAATGAAAGAACTTTTTCTAATCCTTCAATTAATTCAGATTTTTTGAAATAAGCACATTCATCTAAACTTTCAAATGCAAATCTAACCTCTTCATCTTCGCTATCTTGATACACAGCAACATGATCGTTTTCAATGTCTTTCTCAAAAATTAAAGAACCATAGGGCGAAGATTCATCAAGCAAATGAATTCTCCCAATTGAATCAAATTCTACTTTCATGATATAATTCCCCTATCAATATATGTTTTTGCGACTAATTGCTTGGCGGCATAGTCGCTTTTTTTTATCATGCAATCCCTCTGCGCTCTTTTTGTTGCGCAATGTATAGTTGACTTTTTTGTTGCTTGTACCATAAATCAGCTAATCTTTTTGCTTGGTTTAACTTTTCTTTTCTAGTCATTTAAACTCACCTCGAGAAATTTTCGATAATATATCTATCAAATCGTTTGGATCATCTGTGACAAAAGTGTGTTTATTTTTATCTGTAGTTTCTGTTTCAATACCGTACATTTCTTTCAAATGATGATGCATTGGACAATCACAATCTAATTCAGCTAGTGCTTCTTTTACTACTGTGTATTGGCTATGTGCAGCAATAGCTATCATCGCATCTTCTCCAACTTGAGCCATTGCCAATTCTCCTTCTGAATTGATAGTGGCCAAAGATAAACCTATATCCTCTTTCTGGCATTCTTTTGCTAGTTTCTTAATCATTTTTTGAATTTTATCGTTCATTTTGGTATACTCTCCTTAGTTCATTTTGTATGTGTCCTAATCGTTGGCAGACGATTGGGGCTTTTTATTTTGTCTTTTTTTGAAAATGCTGATACTCCGCTTCATCCCAGTTGAAAAACCAACGGATAAAGAGGGGTACACTTAATGTTGCCAAAACTGGCACTGAAAAATGGCTTTTCAATAACACCCCTAGCGCAATCATCACTAAAAATGCGCCTACTAATCGTGTTTCTCGGATTGCTTTCATGGTTAACCTCCTATAAATGAATTCTATTTTGAATTTCTAAACCTCTTAAAAATTCAAGCTCTATTTCGATTTGAGCTTCTTTATTTTCCGTTAATTGTTCAGATTGTCTGAGTGCTGCTCTATCATCTTGAAGCTGTTTACGTTCTTTTTTGATTTGTTTAAGTATCCAAGCTTCTTGATCAATCGTATAAGCCATAATATTCTCCTTATATTACGTCGTTTAAGTCTAAACTCATCTGTCTTACAACTGTTTTTGTTGCTGTGGACGGTTCCCAATCGTTGATATATTCAATTACGGTTTCATAATGTTTTTCTCTTAATTGGGAGCGAGACCCTACACCAGTAATTTGCTTAATGCCTGAATTAATATCTTTGTATAGCTTGCTACGCTGTTCTTTTGTGATTTTTCCAAATCCTTTCGCCACTTCTGCAACTCTCTGATGAACTCGTCGTGATAAATAGCTATAATCACCCGCATCTATTTTTTGATTGTTTTTTAAGTCAGCTACTTCTTTTTCGATTACATCTACACGTTCGTTTGTTTCTTCGTTTGCTGATAAAGCCAATAAAGCTAATTCTCGCTTTGAGGTTGGCAATTTAGGCTGTTGAATTTCTTTTTCCATTCGATTGAATGCTTCAATGTATTTCAGTTTGAATGAATCTGCTTTTTTCCCAGTGAATCCAAATGCAATGAAAGAAAAGCCATCTCGATTCATGTAGTACAATCTTTGTTTTCTACCTCGAGAATCTTTATATTCTCCCTCAACAAACATACTTTGGTAATAAGCCGAATTTTCGGCCGATTGAATTTTAGCCTCTATTGCTTCAATAACATGCTTATGTTGTTTTTCAAATACTTCTGCAACTTGTAAACTAGTTGTTACTGCTTGTTGGTTTTTCATAATTACTAAGTTGTCCATTTTTTCCTCCTTAAATTGTTTCTGTATCGCTCTTTCCTTTAATCCCAATGATTCATGATGTCATTGCAAATTTTTATAGCTTCTTTAGCAGGCCAATATCTTTTTCCCTTGCTAGTACCAGGCTTTCTTTTTTCGATCATTTGCATACGTTTGTCTTTTACAAAATTTTGTTCAACTTCAGGAACAGACATTGAATATCTAGACGATAATTGTTTGATGTCTAAATACTCGGCACGTTCATTTAATCCTTGGCTAGCTTCATCTATTACTTGCTCAAACATTTTTCTGAGGATTTTTTCTATAATGTTGTATAGAAAGTTTTTTGAAGATGAATCTAGAAAATTCTCCATTCTAATCACTCCTATCTACTGTTGTTCAATTAATGGTAACCAGCCATTTTGCTTCATTACGTCATAAATGAAAAGTCTGCCTTTTTGAGTCCATTTCGTACTCATACGACTGTTTTCATCATCAATTACATGTGTGAAACTTTGAGTATAACCCTTATCTGCATAGCTCTGATACAAAAACCACATGTCACCTTGTTTAAATTGAACTCCGAATTCGTGCAATAAACTATTCAGCTTACGAGCAGATATTCCATAGTCCTTTGCTATCTTAGTTACAGACAATAACGATTTGTTTTGAATCACTAAATCATAGTAAGTTGCTTTAGGTTGTAATTCATTTACTCTCTGTTCAGCCATTAAACGTAAAGTTCGTTCTTCTTTATACTTAGTAACCACATCTAGTAATAAGTCAGGATTATCTAGCAATTCATCTTTTGCATACATTCCATACTTGCGAATTTGTGGTAACACTTCAGTTGCTAACCAATCTTGAAATTTTTCAGCTAAAGCATTGTTTGCTTTGAATGCTAATTTATAAACCATTGGTTCACTGATAAAATCTCCCTTGCCCACTTGCGGGCACGAATCTTCTTTCGACAATAGTGTCGAAAAGTTTTTCCCAACTTCTTGGGAAATCCCCGTCCCCACTTGTGGGGATGATAATTTGAGATACTTGTTAACTCTCTCCCATCGAACAACTTCATTGCCACTTTTGGCAATTTGAGTAATACCTAAAGACTTAGCTACAGTTTCAACATCAAATAACGATTCGCCATTTTCAGTTTTGACTTCTAATTGAAATAGATTATTTTCAAATATTTGTGTATCCATTTTCATTCCTCCTATCTAATTTTGTGATCTCTAATTACTTCTAAAATAAAAGCATTTACCGCTGGTCCCTTATCTTTTCCACTCAAAACACGCTGAATCCATGTTCTTGACTTACCATAAGCAGTTGCAAGATCTCTTTCTGAAATATTGTTCTTTTCCATAAATAATCTAATAGCTTCACGACCACTATTAATATTGCTCATGTTTTATCTCCTTTCCGTTTTTTGAAAGAAAACTGGATAGAATTTTTGTAAAAACTATTGACTTATGTATACAAATATTCTACAATCAGGACATAGTTAATAAGCCAATAACAAAGCCTTTATTTTGCACTCGGTCGCCAAACTTAATGCTGTAAGGTGTGTTTTTAGTTTGCTTTTTTTCTATCCAATTAACTTACAAGGATAATTATATACATATTTTCTACATTGTCAACACTTTTGTAGATTTTTTGTATGCATTTTTCTTTGTATTCCTAGAAAGGTTGATACAAGTGGATTTATACGAAAAAATAAAATTACTTGCTAGCGAAAAGAAAATGTCAATAAGACAATTAGAAGAAACATTAGGATTTGGGAATGGGGTAATTAACAGATGGCGTAAGAATACTCCTGGTTCTGACAAATTGAAAAAAGTAGCTGATTATTTTGACGTATCCGTGGACTATTTATTGGGAAGAACAGAAAATCCTAATACAGTAGAAAATGAAAATGCTAATATATCACCAGAATTTTTTGCAATCCAACGCAAATCAAAAAAACTTTCTCAAAAAGAACAACAGAAATTATTAAAACTTATGGAACTAACTTTTGAGGAAATTGATAACGGAGATTTCGAAGAGGACGATGACGATGACTTGTGAGCCGGATTATGCAAAAGCTCAATTTTTTGCATACAAAACGCTACAAAAATCAAAACAAGATAATTTACCTATCTCTGTAAAGAAAATCATCAAGAAAATTCCCAATCTGCACATTCAGTCATATACAAGTTTTGCTAACAAAAGAGGGATTACAATTAAACAGACTTGCGAGTTTCTCGATTCTGAAGAAGGTTGTCTATGGATGCGCAGTGATAAAACCTATGTAATTTTTTATAACGACACTATACAAAACAACGGTCGTATTCGTTTTACTCTTGCTCACGAGCTGGGACACTATATTCTCAAACATAATGAATTAGGTTCTAAAACAAAGCTCATGCGATATTCATTAAGTGATACCGAATATGATATTTTTGAGAAAGAAGCGAACTATTTCGCAAAGCGACTTCTTGCACCTATTCCACTTATAGACGCTATTGTACTTAGAAAAAATAAAATTAGTATCCACCAACTTGAAGAAATATTTAATATCTCTTTTAGTGTTGCTGGTTTTCTAGTTAATGAACTCAACAAAAGAAAACGCCTCACTAATATTTCAAGGGAAATACATGAACTTGTTTTAAATTTTAAACATGAACTTAGCATTTTAAATTTTAAGAAGTGTTCCTTTTGTGATTCAGAAATAGATTCGAAACATGAAAATTGCCCTATTTGCGGGAAAAATAATTTTATAGATGTTATGGATTATGGATTCAAAAAATATAAAAAAGCGAGGTCAGCGATTATGATATACTCTAAAATAGATACCAACGAGAACGGAACTCCTAATGAATGTCCTAAATGTCATGCTGAAAATTTAGACGATAAATTCATGTTTTGCCCATGGTGCTCCACTATACTACACAATTATTGCTTAGGCACTAAAGAAAATCGTTATATTCAAACAAGTTCAAATGGAGATTTCGAAGAAAAAAGTATTCACGAACAAATACATGAAGGATGCGGAAAAATTATAGATGGTAGTTTTCGTTACTGTCCTCAATGCGGCGGAGAAACTTCTTATTATAGAGAAAAATTGCTAAAAAGCTGGGAAGAAGAACTTCCACAAGCAGCTCCTTTTTCAAGCGATATTTTTAATAACTTACCTTTTTAAGGAGGAACAACAAATATGAACTATACTAAAACACACTTAGAGTGTCCATTAGATTTTACACATCCTTATATGACAATAAAACAAATGGAAAAAATGATTATCAGAAATTATCAACAACCTAGGGATTTTTTCTTATACTCGAAGGAACCCGAAGAGATGATTGCTGATTTGCATATTCAGCTAAAATATGCTGGATTAAATAACTATGATGATTCAGATTTAAGAATGCCCATTTTGGTATTTCCAATACCTACAAATGATATGTGGGATCCTGTTCAATACGGTTTCATCGTGAAATTTGAAGCTAATGGAGAAACATATATTTATACGCCAGAAGACTAAACATGTAAAAAAATAATCTATTATTTTGATGTTTGCTATTCTTACTTCAGCAACAATTATTCTTATACACAATAAAAAAGCCCGTGCGACAACACGGACTTAAAACCTCATTCCGAGATTTACTTTCAAATATATTATAACAGAAATGGAAGTGTTTTGTTGTGGATATTACTAAAGAAATTCTACCGTTAAATTGTCCCCATTGTGGAAAAAAAATCAAGCTAACATTTAATTCAATATCTTGCCCTTATTGTTCAGGAAAGTTCAATTCAGATGAGGTACATAACCTTTTTTATCAATATGAATCACATTTAGTGAATTCAAAAAGCTATACCGTAGCTAATAATATGGAAAAAGCTGGTGATAAAATCGAAAAAACAGGGAATGCTTTATCTGAAATCGGCTGTGCGCTAATGTTAATCCCTATAGCAATAATAGGTCTTATTATTGCGTGGGCAGCTCTTTCTAGTTAATCCCCTTCTCTGGTGAGTTCTAGCATGTTCGATTCATGCTAGGGACTTTAAATACGTATTGGAGGTGAAAATATGGCGAAACTAAATTGGTCCAAAAAATACAAATATGTTTTTTCTTACTCAAATAAAAAAGGAACTTTTTGGGGCTATCGCTATCCTTATTACAACTCTCTAAAACACCGAAAAGAAGCTAGCAAACGTGGATTTGAAAGCGAAAGAGCAGCGAATAAAGCATTGCTAAAAATCCAATATGCTTTAGAAACACAAAACACTTCCTTTATCGAAAATAAACAACTCACCATAGATGAATGGATTGATGTATGGATACCTTACGCCCAAGACAATTGGAGTGTTTCAACAAAACAAAACATTGAATCTGCTATTAAATTTCACATATCACCGTTAATTGGAAATCAAAAACTAGCTTCTTTAAATAAGATTACCTATAAACGAGAATTTATTGACAAATTAAGACAAGAAAACAAATATACAGAATCCACGATTCAAACGTGGCATAAAATTGTAATGAGGATGATTAACGCTGCAGTTCACAACCAAATCATCCCTAGCAACACGCTAACAGGCTTTAAATTTGATTTAAGTAATAATGTTCGTTCATTCTCTAAAAATGAATTACAGCGATTTGTGGCGGCTTTAGAAAACGAAGATATTCAAACTCAAGTTATATTTTTAACACTGCTAAAATCTGGAATGAGAAAAGGTGAACTGATGGGGCTGCGGTGGAGTGATATTGATTTAACCGAAAAATATTTCGATATCAATTCTACACGTGGTGATTATGGTGAAAATAAGCCGAAAACAAAAACTAGTATTCGTAAAGTTTATTTTGACAACTCATTACTCACTTTAATAAAAAAATACAAAAATCACGAAAAAGAACGCCTTCTCAAAGAAGGAATAATTTTAAAAGATAAGGACTACTTTATTTTAAGTTCTAGAAATTTACCTATCAAACAATCTAGAATTACGTATATGTTTCGCCTGTTATGTGAAAAGGCAGAAGTTCAAAACATAACCGTACACGGCCTAAGACATACACATGCAACGTTTCTAATTGAAGCAGGAGCAAACATTAAATACGTTTCAACCAGGTTAGGACACAAGAATATTAATATAACTTTGGATGTTTATAGCGATGTGCTAAAAGAAGAAGAAAAAGAAACAGCTGATATGATGGATAAACTTATTGAAAACTTGTGA